TGAGGTGCATATTGATTATACTTCGTGTACCGATTAACTCGGTTTTATTTACCTTAAATTAGGTTTTATGCATAATAAAAACCCCACAAGGTTGCGCTTGTCTCTATATTAGCAGTCCATAGGCGTGTGGGGTATTGTATTGTAGGGTTGGCAGTGTGTACTTTACTGCCTACAACGGGTTCCCAAGGTTATGGCATTTAAATAGCCCCCGACCTCGATGTGGCGCCAACCGGGAACCCCCAGTCCTAACGCTCATCCGGTTACTTGTATTACCCTACGACGTAATTATACTACTTATTTGTTCATTACGTACATTGTTACTTCGAATCCGAAACGCATTTCAGTAGCAGCTGGTTTTGTCCACATAGTAATCTCCTTCAGTCATTAAATTAACCGTTACCCCGGTTAAGCATCAGTATATTGAAGTCTGGGTTTACAACAATCAAGGAAATCATTAAAGGTACCTAAACCAAAGCCCTTTATTTTTTCCTTTACTTAACGGTTTATCCGATGCTAAAGCTTTTGCAAGCATTCCGGGCGACATATCGAACGTTTCTTTAACCGCTTTAAGGCTAGGGTATACATTTCCTGAAGTAACTTCAATTATTTGCTTATTATATTTTGCTGCGTGTTCCACAGAACGTATTTTACCTTTTCGCTGTTGACTTAATAGTTGTCTAGTTGCTTCACTAGCTTGCTTTCCTAAATTGGCTTCACGTAGTTTTTGTTTAGTTTCGTCACTGACAGGTTTATTACTACGATTTAACGACATTAACTTTTTGGATTCTTCAGTGTGTTTGCGACCTAGTGCTGGATGCTTATGTTCTTTGTATCTACGTTTTAGTGTTTGCGACCTAGTGCTGGATGCTTATGTTCTTTGTATCTACGTTTTAACGCTTCAGATAACGCTTTCTTATGTTTCTCAGTTCGTATAACTCCTCTGTTTGAGTTATCAGTAAATTTAGCATAGTTATAGCATTGGCTTGTCCCATGAAACTCATCTAACCATTCTTGCTCCAGCGCTGCAAGCCTTGTAGCGTCTGTTATTAGTTCTACTACTTTAAATATAAAATTACTTTCTCCGTATTTATTCCATGCTGATTGTAAATGAGGGCAATGATGTTCGTTTTTGTTTAATAGCCGCCTATGCGTTCTAAATCTGTTTTTAGCGTTTATAGTACTTCCAATATAAAACTTACCATTAGTTAAGTTTATGATTTTATATATTACCGCGCCGTTCATTGTTAACTCCTAAAAGTGATTTCAATAGAGCCATAGTAAATTAAAATACACCTTGGTGTCAACATATTTTTGTCGCTAGCTTAAGCTAAAGAAAAACCCCGCCGAAGCGGGGTCTAAGTGGTTGATTTTAAAGGTTATGCGCCTTCTGAACCCCACATGCCCAGAGGGTCAGACCATCCAAATGAGTACCGTTCTCTTGCCTTGTACCTTACGTTGCCAGTATCAAAATCACCATCCATTGAAGTTGCCAATGGTGTACGTACAAAGTGTTTCATGCCGTTTGGCACGTCTGTTGTCAAGAACCAAGCATTTGGGTCTGTCAAGAAGTGGTTAACTGTGTAACCTTCTGGGATAGAACCATTGTTTTTCAATGCGTTGATGTCGTTGTCAGCAGTAGCCACACGTTGTTCGGTTTCCAGCAAGCGAGTTGCAACGAATTGCAGTGATGGTGGAATTACCAATTTACGTGGTTTAGCAGCGATCAACAGACCGCGTTCATCAGTCCAAGCAGCGATTTGAATCACAGCGTTTTCCAAAGCAGTTTCGTTCAAGTCTGAAGCTACTGATGGGATGTTGCTGTTTGTACCGCCTGATACCAATGGGTGAGCATTTGAGAACAGTGAAACACCGTCGCCACCTTTGTAGTTGGAATCAAAACCGTTGTTCAACACGTTAGCAGCTTTAACCTGTTTGGTGTAAGCCATAGCACGAGCCAGTGCTTTAGTGTAACGAGATGACAGTGTGTCATACAGGTTATCTTCCACTGCTTCTTCAGTCAGTGAGAAGCCCAAAGCGATTGTTTCGTGGGTGTAACGTGAAGTCCAAGCTTCTTGACCGTTGTCATAGGCGATGGCATTACCCTCGTTTTTGACTGGTGCGGCTGAGAAGCCAGACAGTTTTGTTTCTTCTTCGAAAGAACGCTCAGAAGTCTCTGTTTCGTAGAGCTCTTTGTGTTCTTCACCATAGCGTTTGTACTCCATACCGAACAAAGCGTTCAGGCCGGGTAACAGCTCTTTAAGTAGTTGTGCGCGTGAAATAGCCATTATTTAATCTCCTTAGTCGCCTACGCCAGTAGCATTGTTGTATGTGTGAATGCCGGCGTTAAACTTAACGATACAATCAGTGTAAGTATCACCAACTGCTGAGAATGGACCGTCCACAAAGTCAACCAAACGCAATGCGATAGTGCTTGTTGTATTACGGGTAGCTACGTCCAGTGAAACTTTAGAATCACCAGTAGTTGTAGAACCAGCTGTTTGGTTTACACCGAAGTTAGAACCCAGCATTGTTTGTGTAACTGCATCATCAGCTTGGATTTGGAACAATGCATCTGGGTCATCGCATACATATGCCATAGCGTCAGAAGCAACTGTGCCTGTAGGCCAGTACTGAGCATTCAGTTTATATTTCAATGTTGGATCAGTGTATGTACAACCCATAAACACGCCAACAGTACCTGCTGGGAATGGATCTGCGTTAGTACCTACGTTTGTTACTTTAACGATTGTACCGTCTGTACCGATAGCTACTACGTCACCAAAAAAGATATTGGCAGCGTAACCGCTAGCGATTTTAATTTGACGAGTTGAGCCAGCGAAAACCTGACCACCGATCAAATTAATAGGACGTAAACCGTAAGGGGCTGCTGTTTTAGCCATTTTACTCTCCTAAAATTATTTACCTTTACCGAAAGATGTCGTTGTGCGTTTCTCTTTAAAGAGCGGCATACGTGCATCATTCTCTTTCATAAAGCTGTTATCCACTGCCTCAGTCTGTGACTGTGTTTGCTTATTGTAATAAGCCTTACGTTGGTCAATGAATTCAGCAGGACATTTACACAACATCAAACCACCAATCTCGATAGAATCTTTGAATCGTGAGTTTTCAAGTGCATATAAATGTAGTTCTGGATGATCCGACAATTTAACGGGTTCCCATCCTTCACGCATCTTGGAAGAGACATTAACAACGTCTGCATTACCGACCATGCTAGTACGGATCCAGCGATAAGCCCAACCCGGTTCTTGATTGATCTCAGGCAATAACGCAGCTGGTGCCCAGTGCGTAGGTCGCTTAAAGGTCTCACGAGTTTCTAATTCACGATCTTGTCTTACATTAGCCATTTTTGCTCTCCAGTTTAATCAATTCTCTTGCATATTGTTCGGGTGTGATTCCTAATTTCCGTGCAATGGTTTGCGCGGATCTAGATAGTTGTACTTTTTTTGGCGCGGTACTTCGCGTAGCCGAAGCAACAACAGTAGAAGGTTTTTGGCGTTGGGAAGGTGGATCCTTGTCCAGCGATAGGTCCTCGAATTGTTCGGGGAAACGTTTGCGCATCGTATCATCGATACGACGATAGTATTCATCTGACGTAGGGGAAATACCTGACCTGATTAGCTTTTCATGCAGACCCAACGCTAAGCTAGTCATCTCCTCATCACTTCCAAACCATTCGTTTTTAGCTTGCCATTGTAGTGCTCGCTCGTCTGGTCTAGGAACTTGGGTCCGTTCAGGTTGTATATTTACACTACTTTCAGAAACTTGTAAAGCATTTTCGTATTGTGGACGATAATTACTAACCTGAGTCAACTTCAGTTGAGCAGCATTCATTCGCTGCTGAGCCTCAATTAACTTATCTGTATCTGCACTTTCATACGCTTCGCGATATTCTTTGGTAGCTAAATGCATTTCATGTTCTGCAGCTTGTTTTGCCACTTCCATGTATGATTTTTCGCCTGATGTGAGTGTGGATTTCAGTCGTTTATTTTCTTCAGCAATCGCTTGGGCAAATCTAATTGCCTCTTCACGTTCACGGGCGGCTGCTTCTTTTTCACGACGTTCATCGTGATATACCTTACGGAGTTCTGACATACGCTTTTTAACCCGTTCAGAATAATCCGTCAGGTCGTCTTTTTCGAGCTCCTCAACCTTTTCTTTTGGAAGCGG